ACGTAAATAACCATAAAATTTATGGGTATCAAAGTGCCAAGCAGCATCATGTTCTATTTGCCAGCCATTTGCTATAGGATGCGTCGGAACTTTGTTTTCATCTAAACAATAACTAATAGGTGATAAGTCTGTTACTAAATCTTCAAACGGAACTTCTTTAACATATTGATGTGCAAACCATTGACATACGTCTACATAACGCAAATCTAAACGACCAAACGGATAATGAAACCCTACTTTGTCATTTTTATGAAAATTTTCAAACCTAATGCTCAGTTTATTAGTAGCATTACATTTTGTTATAAAATCTACATCAGGAATTCCAAGATAATTCTGCCATCTGCGCATTAATTGTGTAGTACTTTCACCTACACCTACAACGGGCTTCTGCGGAGACTCGACTAATGTAATATTTTTGTTTGGAAATGCTTTAATTAGTGTTGCTGCGGTCATCCAGCCTGCACTTCCTCCTCCTACAACTACTATGTTGTTAAATTTCATAATCTATCTCCGATAATATTTCCCGATACTGTAATTCTATATTCGTCACTTGTATAAAATGGAAATACTTGGTGAACTAATACACTTGGAAACAAAAACATCCTGCCTTCAAATGTTTTATCTACAGGCTGTGCTGCTTCTCGCATTTCTCCAAATATATTTGTATACTGAAAACTAAAAACACCAGCTCTTGGCATATTACTACCTTTTACATTGGTGCTTTTGGCTTCCTCCTCCATAAGATAAGGAACTTTTACAAAAATTACAAAACTAAACGAACCATCGTGTATATGTGGAGGGTTAAATTCATATTTCTTTTGATAATTAACCCAAAGTCGTGCTAAATTCCAATTATTTCTGTCTAATTTGTGATTTGTAAATCTAGGATCCCATGTATTTTGATATTCATAGCATAAATTGGATACAAAGTCATTAACAGTGTTATAACATTCAGTTAATGCATACTCGTGTTCAATATTTCCAGCTAAATCGTATGTAACTGACTCTTGTGGAAACTCTTTTGTTTCATTTTTAATAGCATCCATAACATTTTGAGGAACTTCGGCATTAATGAATCCATAATTATTAAATCCTCCGTATAAAACTTCACTCATACGTATAGTCCTCCGTCTATATCAGCATCACTATTGAAACTAATAATAGTTTTTGTCTTATTTGACTTATTTACAGGTGCCCTATGTATTACAAAGCTAGGAAAGGTTAACAAATCTCCTTCTTTTACATCTATCTTTATAATATCCTTTTGATTGTAGGGATTTATAATTTCAGTTTGTGGACAATCTTCAGGTAAGTCTACATAATAGACATTTGTCCATTGGCAATCTACATGTACATGCCATCCATGTACGCCATTTGTTTCATATTGCTGAAACCAAATATTTTTTACGTCATATGTGTCGTAGCCTAGCTCTTTATAGATAATATCAAGCTCTTTAGTTAAACTAGGACGCAAAACTTCTAACCATTTTCTTGGAACATTTCGTTCTATAGTCCAATCACAGCGTGTGATATCAAGATCATCGTGTTCGTCTGAGAAAATTCTAGAAGATGCTTGTTCGTTGATGTGTTTCATTATCTCATCTTTAATAGATTTATGATCTTTTAAATGAGATATGACTATAGGCATGTCAAGTTTCAGTTTATTTAACAATTCCTAAGTCTCCTACTGTAATATAATCAGTTTTGTATCCTTTAATAACAGAATTTATCGCTTCTCTGTGACTTACCACATTTTTAAACTCTTGCATTTGATCTTCGTTTCTAATTTCTTGAATAATATTATCAAAATGACTGTATTCTTTATAGTAACGATCTTTAAATACTTGATTGTCAAACAATTTAAGTCCGTGCAGCACCTGTATGAAGTTCATATTTTTAAACATTTTGTAATGATCGTTAAAAATGCTATGACACGGTAAATGATTTTTCCAATTAGGTAAATTTTCTTTGTTAAAATCGGTTAAAACTAATCCATCTTTAATCCAACGCCAAAATTCTGAATCATTACGCTTTGTAATGTAATGTAGTTGAATAAAATCGATAATATTTTCAGCAACATCTTTAAAATCTTTATTGTATCGTTTTATCGATGTGTTGTTACTACGCTCCCAGGTGTGTATACTATTAATAAAGCCAAAAATTTGTTGAATTGTAGAACCTATACTACTTGCCTCTAATGGTTCAACAAACATTCCTGCTAAACCTACTGACAAACAGTTTTTAATCCAGAACTCATTAACATATCCTGCACTAAATTTTACTTTTCTACCAATTTCAATTTCATGATCAAACTGAGATTGTATTTCTTCGTATGCTTGATCTTCGTTTATAAACTGATCACAAAATACATAACCATTTCCAAATCTATCTTGTGTAGGAATACGCCACATCCATCCACTTGACATTGCTTTTGAATTAGTCCATTGTGGAATTTCTTCCTGGTATGGTGTAGGAAATGCTAATGCACTATTCATAGGTAGCTTATCACCACAGTCAATCCACTTAGCTCCTAATTTACTACTAATGACTCTATTAAATCCACTGCTATCTATGAAAAAATCACCGTCATATGTTTGTTTTTTGCCTACTAAACTTTTTACAAATCCTTGCTCATCTAAAACTACGTTGTCAATTTCATCGTCGTAAAAAACTATGCCTCTTTCGCTTGCAAGATTATGAAAGTATTGATTTAATTTGTGTGTATCAAAGTGATACTGGTTAGAAACTTGTGTAAACGGTGGACGGACTGTATTAGTTATTACTTCTTCCCATACAGTTTCATCAGAATGCAAGTCTTCTGCTATACATTTATATGCCCAAGGATATAACCCTGTTTCTTCGTCAAGAAATCCAAACTCTCTACCTATAGCATGCCAGTAATGATCACCATCTCCATTCCAATTTTCAAATCTAATACCTAATTTATATGTAGCACCGGTATTAGAAATTAAATCTTGCGCATCAATACCAATAAATTTCATAAAGGTATCCCAATGTTCAGTACTACCTTCTCCAACACCAATGATTCCTATCTTTGAAGATTCAATTACTTTTACTTCAGCAGTCTTTAGACTGTGTTTTATCATTAGTGCAGAAATTAAACCGGCTGTGCCGCCGCCTAATATTGTAAATTTATTAACCATTATTGTTCCTTAGAAAAAGTTCTAAACCTTGTTTATGTGGTACACGTTTGATTGACTTTGTGATTAACAAATTGTCTTCAAGTCGAAAATTAACAAAGTCTTTCACATCATCTGGTGCTAATCTATATTCCTTTTTAATAGAATCGATATCTAATAATTGTAAACCATACAATGTAATTATCCAGTTTTCTGCTTTAAACAAAGTCCATTTGGGATCAAATTCAAATTTATATGGCAGTCTATGTTTCCATTTTTCTAAATTATCATATAAAGTTTTTGGTAACCATTCTTTTCTATTATTTTTTAAGTATTTCCAAAATTCTGTGTCGTCTCTAGGCGTTACATAGTGAACAGCAATAAAGTCTAATATGTTTTCACTCATTTCTTTAGACTTACTATTATAAATTTCTGATACACTATTATCAGTACACCATCCTGGTAATAAATTTATTAACAACCAAGTTTGTAGTAGTCCTTGGCTTATAGCAGAGCTTTCTAATGGTTCTACAAATCCGCTACTAAGACCAACAGCACAACAATTACCAATCCAGTTTTGATCTAACCTCCCGGGATCAAATTTAAATTTTTTAAAAATTTTAATAGGACGACCTAGTTTAGCTTCAACTTCGGCTTGTGCTTGATCAAAGTCTATGTACTTGTCGCAAAAAACGTAACCGTTGCCCCATCTACCTTGTACAGGAGTGTTCCACATCCAACCATAGTCCATTGCAGTGGCACTAGTGTATACAGGATACTCGTCTGTGTCTTCAGTTGGAAACGCTATGGCACTATTTGTAATTAATTGATTACTGTAACTAATCCATTTTCCGCCTAACTTTTTAATTAATACACGAGCCATGCCTGTTGCATCAATAAAAAAGTCAGATGAATAACTAGTTGATCCGATAAGTTTAGTAATTTTATTATTATTAATTTCTACATCAGTAATTTCATCTTCGATAATATTAATATTTCTTTTACTACACAAGTTTAACAGATATTCGTTTAACAATATTGCATTGAAATGAAATTGTGCTGCTTCTGGTTCTACTTTATTTTCAGTCCAGGCTTTATCTACACTAGGGTCTTTAAAACCTATACCTGTAACAGTTAACATATCTACTTCATCGGCAATTAATTTTTGATAAAAAGGAAATGACTCGCCGTTGGTCATAAGATAGTCGTCTATGACTGAGTGATAATAATCAGGAACGCCCCAATCTTTGAAATGTATTCCTACTTTCATTGTTGCACCGCAGTATTTTACTGCATCGTTTACATCAATGTCTAAAAAATTACATACTGCTTTCCAATGTTCAGTTGAACCTTCGCCTACTCCGATTATTCCTATCTTGTCACTTTTTATTACAGTAACATTGAAGTTAGGAAATGCTTTTTTAATCATTAGCGCCGACAATAATCCACTAGAGCCACCGCCGAGTACTGTTATAGATTGCATTTAGGTGTTTGTCCTATTTGAATGTTTGCTATCGAATCTCTTGCCAAATTAACATTTATGTTTCCACTTGGTAAGGTATTAAATGCTATTACCCATCTATCATAATTTTCATAATGGGGTTCAGTTGAATGATACATCCAACTAGGAAAAATAAGTAGCTTGCCCGGACGTATAGGTACAGATATTAACGGTTCGTATTCGTGTTGTAGCACTTCAATTTGAGCATGGAGTCTTTGTTGTAAAGGATCTTCAAAGAGTATTGGTGCACCTTGTGTACAATAGTATACGCCACTAAACATACTCATGCTGTGCTTATGTGCATGACTTCTCAGCCCTGCGTTTGCTTCTGCACAGTTACTCCAACTACTAGTAACACTTAGCTTATCCATATCGTAACGATTATCTTCAACAACTTTTTGTAAGCATTGATCAATCCAGCCAAAGATATCACCGAACAACGGATCATCGTGTACGTCATTGGTAGATGTAATACCGTGTGCTGGATTCCTTCTTGACTTCAACCGTTCAATAAGATCTTCATTGTCTATTTCGTCATTGTAGAATTCGTAAAATTCAACTGGAAATAACGGTAATTTTGTAAAATCAGTATTTGGCATACATATACTTATTTTAACTTTTGCTTTACTAACTAGTATTTGAATAAATACTGTATCGGAGAATGAATTATGAGCCAAAGCCCTATTGTAGATAGAATTAGACTTATACCTAGACCAGAAGATTTTCTAAATAGAAACATTGGTTCTAGTGGTGAGTTATATTATAGTAAAACTGCCAAAACCTTACGTGTTTATGACGGAACTATTCGTAGTGGTTTTGAAGTAGTAACAGAAGATAATATTAGAAGAAATGCAGCCAGTCAAGAAGTTGCAACGGTAAGATATAATGTAACTGTAGACAGAAACGACGAAGACACTGCTAACGTTTATGTATTAAATGGTGACAAGAACCCAGAAATTAATTGGGTAGCTGGATACAGTTACTATTTTGATCAAACAGACGATACAAACTTATACTATCCAAATGAACCAGGGCCTGTTTTTAACACGCATCCTTTAGAGTTTAGTTCAGACGATGCTAACGGTGTTACTGGCGACGGCACAACTTATACAAGTAATGTAATTTACTTGCTAGAAGGAGAACCTGTAACACGTACTCAATACCTAAACGGATTTGCCGCTGCAGAACATAGAGCAGTACAAATAACTATTACATCAGAAACGCCTAGTACTCTTTATTACTATTGTACTCAACATGCAGATATGGGCAATCAAGGAACTAAAACATATCCGGGCGGCGGCTCAAGTACAGTTGCTCCTCCATCAAGTAGTGGTGCATCATTAGAAGTTTCAGATACTGCTCCTACAGAACCTGCTAACGGAGATTTATGGTTTCAATCATCAACAGGTAGATTGTTAGTATACATTGAAGATATTGATGGAGCACAATGGGTGCAACCGTCAAGTGTTACTCCTGATGTTCCAGATGTTGTTGTTGACTATGCAGATATTATTAATAAACCTACATTTTCTGATGTTGCATTTAGTGGCGATTATGCAGATTTAACGAATACTCCTACATTAAATATTCCTGAAACACTTACAGATTTAGGAATTACAGATGGTACTGTAGGACAAGTACTTACAACAGACGGTGCAGGCACATTTACATTTGAAGATACACAGCCAGGAATTGATTTAACTGCATTTAGTGTTACGGTTAATCCTGCATCAGGCGATGGCGATCTAGCATACAATAATACTACTGGTGTGTTTACATATACTCCGCCTGCTGGATCTGGAGGTTCAAACTTTGACCAAGATCTAAATACAACTAATGCAGTTACATTTACTACAGTAACAGCCGGAGATTTTATTACAGCAGGCACAAGTGCTCCAACAATTGATTCTGCTTCTAGTTTAACAATTACTACAACAGACGGACTTATTGTCGACGGAACAGGTCCTTTTAGACTGCCTAGAATTTCAACAGCAGATAGAAATTTAATAGCTGCAATCGACGGCGATATGATTTATAATACAACTGATAATAGGGTCCAAGTTAGACAAAACGGATCTTGGATTAATTTAGATGACGGATCAGCAGCATAATGGAAAAAGAATATTCGGTAGTAGTGAATCAACGAGAAGATCTCTCTGATATTGAAGCAGAACTTACTGCTAGTTCTGGGGCAGGTCCTATACCTAATCGTAGTGTAGACATTGCCAACCCTCGTCCGGGTTCAAAGATTCAAACACATTTTATGCTTACCGATGACGAAGCAGAAGCACTACGCAGTGACCCTAGAGTACGTGCTGTAGAGATGCCCCCAGAGCAAAGAGATGATGTAGTAATTGGTATACGTGCATATCAAGATGAAAACTTTTATAGAGGTACATTATCATTAGCAACTGAAGTTAACTGGGCGTTGACACGTTGTACAAAACAAATTAATAACTATGGCAATGAACGTGATTGGAACTTTGTAAAAAACAATGCTCCAAACACAGGATTTCATGAATATGGTTTAGACGGCACTGGTGTAGACGTTGTAATACAAGATAGCGGCATACAACCTGACCATCCAGACTTCAACGATTATAATGGTGTTAGTAGAGTACAACAGATTGACTGGTACAATGCAAGTGGATTAGCAGGAACACAGAGTGCTAATCACTACAGAGACTATGACGGACACGGAACTCATTGTGCAGGTATTGCAGCCGGTCTAACTTACGGTTGGGCTAAAGGTGCTAGAATATATTCTCAAAAATTAAACGGACTTGAAGGTTCGGGAGATTCTGGAACAGGTATTCCTATTTCGGATGCGTTTGATACAATTCGTTTATGGCACAACAATAAAGGTGTAGACCCTGCCACAGGTTATAAAAGACCAACTGTAGTTAATATGAGTTGGGGATATCAAGGCGTAACGTCTGGCCCGCCAACAAGTGGAGTCTACAGAGGTACAGCTTGGACGTATGGCGACCCAGGGTTTAGTACAGATACAGAACTTTGGACAAATGCAGGAATTGTTCCTCCATTAGGAACACTAAGATATTTTACAGGACAAGTTGCTACTGTTGATGTTGAAGTAGAAGATATGGTTAACGATGGCATTGTAGTTTGCATTGCCGCAGGCAATAGTTATTACAAGTCAGATATTCCAACTGGCCCAGATTATGACAATTCTGTACTAATATCTGGCGGCACACGATTTTATCATCGTCCTGGTTCACCGCATGCAGATACTGCATTTTATGTAGGCAATTTAGATTCTTCTGTTAATACGGAAACAGTTGGAGGACAAACAGTCTATCATGACAGGCCTGCGGGAAGTAGTGTTAAAGGACCAGCAGTAGATATTTGGGCACCAGGAACAAATATTATGAGTACTGCTAGTAATTTTAATAATACATTCGGTTATAGTCAACAAAATTATCCCGACGATGCAAACTACAGAATTATGAGTATCAGTGGTACTAGTATGGCATCTCCTCAAGTTGTAGGAATCGCAGCACTTCATCTTTCATCTAAACCTTGGATGACACCTGCACAATTAAAAACAGTTCTTGAAGGTGAGTCATTTGATGTAATATCTGATACAGGACTAGATGACGATTATACTAACATTACTACAAGTTTAATGGCTGCTCCTAACAGACATATATTCTGTAGATACGGTAAACAGCCTAGAACATTAGGCGGTGTACAGGACGGTAGTCTAAATGGATTTATATTCTCTTCACAAGGAAACAATTATAATCATTATCATCTTAGCGCAGATCAAACAACCGTTAACGAAGGCGCAACTGTTGTTATTACATTAGACACTATAGGTATTACTGACGGAACAAATGTTCCGTATACTGTTACTGGTGTAGAACAAGCTGATTTATCTGCAGGAAATACAACAGGTCAGTTTACTATTAATTCTAATACTGCAACAACAACATTTACATTTGCACAAGATACTGTTACTGAAGATGAAGAAATTTTTAAATTAACTTTAGATAACCAACGAGCACACGTTGAAGTTACTATTACAGCAAACTCAACATAAGGTAAATATAACAAAGGACAAACATTATGGCAATTAACTTTCCAAGCGATCCAAGTTTAAATGACGAGTTTACAGCAGGTGATACTACGTGGCGTTTTGACGGCACTGCTTGGGTTGTTATTAGTAACATTCAAGATACTGCACTACCGACATTTTTAAATCTAACAGATACTCCAGGAACTTTTACAGCAGACGCTTTAGTTAAAGTTAATGCAGCAGGTGATGCATTAGAATACACTACGCAGTCAATGGGCGAAGAAAACCAAAATGCATTTAGCACAATAGTTGTACAGAATGAAGGATCAGCTATTGCAGATCAAGTTAGCGATGAATTAATTCTTGTTGCAGGTACAAATATAAACATAACTGTAGATGAAGAAAGTGATACATTAACATTTAATGTTCCTGATCCTAGTATCAATGTACAATGGTCAGACATTAGCAATTTACCAACAGGACTAACTGTTGATAGATTGTATGATAGTCCAATGATACGTTTTATTGTAGACAACAATTCAACATCGGCATACAGATTCCCACCACACTATTCAGTTGACAATCCAACATTGTATGTTTTAAATGGAACTACAGTAGCATTTGATTTAAATGGTGTTCCGGGACATCCATTCCTAATACAAGATTCAACAGGCACTAATCTTGATGAAGGATTAGTTCACGTAGACACTGACGGAACTGTTAGTACTGATGCAAATGCCCAAGGAAAGGATAGCGGAACGTTGTATTGGAGGATATCAGTTGATATTGCAAGTCCGCCTAACTATAGATACCAATGCGGCAATCATGCAAATATGGTAGGTCCTATTACTATTAAAGATATCTCTAGCATCTAAGTAGAGACTTTAATTTCCATCTTAGTTTACTACAAATTTCAATATTTTCATGGACTGACTTTGGGTCAACTGGTATTCCTAGAAACCCATTATGTGCATCACTAATAATTTTAACTTGTTCCTCAAGATCTAAAATTAATTTGTCTACTTGTTTTTTTGTCGCAGGTATTTTTATTGATGATGCCTTGGCTTTAAACCTAGACATTTCTTCTTGATATTTCTCAGATTTAATTAAATTAAGCATCGTTATTACCAATATTACCAGCAGGAATTACAATGAACGTATCATCTTTTCTTTCGCCGTTGCTAGTTTGTGTTATGCTTGCTCCGGCAGATAAACTTTCAATGCTTACAGGCATCATTGGCGGAACATGGAAAACATTTCCTTCCTTGCATTCCTGTTCAAATAGCTGTCCTGTCTCTGTGTTAATCCAACGTATTCTAAAAACACCATTGTTAACAAATAAACTTTTTTCAGTTTCTTTATGAAACTGCATAGGAGTTTTTACGCCCGGATTTTCAAATGCTAAAATTTTTGAGCAGTAATCTTTGGTTATTGCCCAAATAATTTCATAACCGTAATCAGTTTGTTTAACATTATCTTTTGCCATTATTGATCCTAATTAATTAAATCTATTACTTCAAATACAGTTTTTAATTTAGTAATATTGCTTTTTTTATTTAATGTGTTTTGAAGTCCACTGTGCAACGGTTTGGGCCACTTAGTAAAACTACACCAAGCATATCCGTCGTGTTCTTTATTTAATATTGGAATAAATTCTTCTTTAACAACACACAAATAAGTATGAAAATGAAAATGTTCGTCGTTGCTAACAAATGTTTCTAGTGGAATTGTTTTGCGTATATCTATACTGCCAACTTCTTCGTCAATTTCTCGACGAAGCCCTTCCCAAGGTGTTTCAGCACCTTCATTTGTGCCTCCAACAAGGCCCCAAACGTTGTTACGTTTACCGTTGGCTCTATGTAAAAATAAAAATCTTTTGGTGTTTAATGCATAGACTAACGCACCACTACAAACAATCTCTTTCATACTAGTAATTATTCTAGTATGCAATTCTCCAAGTGCCATCTGGATATTCGCCTTCGTAGCTCATAATCCATTCTGATCCTGTCCATTTGTATTGTATGCCTGTTTTTAAGTTGGTTGTATAAACTTCAGTTGTAGTGTTTGCAGCTATAAGCACTCTTCGCCATTTACTTCCATCCCATTCTACAATGTCGTTTCGTTTAGCAGCAAAGTCTGTTCCATCAGCATTTTTCCATGCAGTTGGTCCTTCGTTATCAAGGTATAGTTCATATTCAACTACACTTCCTGCAGGAATACCTTGGGGAATATTAATAATATATTCGCCGTCTGGATTGCTTGATTCTGGTATAACTTCAACATTAATTTGAGAACCGTCTACGTATACAGTTTCTCCTCTGCCACCTCCTACACTGCTTACATCAGTAAATGTAACACCTGTGCGTATTTGGAAAATTGTGTTAGTAGTTGTAAAAGTATCTCTATGTACGTGTCC